CTAACGGAGTTGAATGATGAGTGATGAAGAAAGTAGAATCAAACATTCGAAACGAATTCTGAAAACAGAAAACACAATTAAGAAACAAACTAAGATTGCCAAGACACATGGTATGGAAATTAAAGAGCCACACAAGTTAGCCAAACATCATGCACTAGATTGTGGTGTACCTAATTGTCCTATGTGTTCTTCACCACGAAAAGTAACTGGTGAAAAAACAATACAGGAACAATCATTTGAACAAACGGAGAAATGGAATGACTGAAGGCATAGATTATTGTTTCATCTATCCAAAAGAAGATGGTACAGCGGTACATATTAAATTTTTGGAAGGACCTTATACAGGTACCATTTTCAAATATGGCAAAGTAAAATTTAAAGAAGAAAATGACCAGGTCTATTTACTTTTTGCTTATGATGTGTTAGAATCACCAGTTAAGAAGCCAGCTAAACTGGAAAAAGATGATGACTTTAAAAACTACCTCGGTGACTTGTTGGTGGAATTAATGTCATCCAATATTGAACAGGAAATTATTGATGAAACTGGAACAGACGATATTAAAGAATCTAATTTACAATGAAGATTACCTCAGAAAAGTATTACCATTTTTAAAAGAAGATTATTTTACTGATAGAACCGATAGGACAATTTTTAATGAGATTTCATCGTTCACAGACACTTACAATTCAACACCAACGATTGAAGCAGTTGTATTGGCCGTCAAAGAAAGGCGTAATCTTACAGCTGATGAAGTTGAGAGATGTGAGACTACTCTCAAAGAGATTGAACAAACTAAAGGCGAAGAATCCAAGATTCAATGGCTTGTTGACAAAACCGAGCAATTCTGCCAAGAGAAGGCCATATACAACGCTGTATTGGGGTCTATTTCAATCTTGGACGGTAAGGACAAAACACATGAGAAAGGTCAGATTCCCAAGATACTATCGGACGCTTTGGCGGTAAGTTTCGATAACTCAGTTGGCCACGATTACCTGGAGAACTCTGATGAGCGATATGAATTTTACCACAGAAAAGAAGAACGAATTCCTTTTGATTTGGATTTCTTTAACCGTATTACAAAAGGTGGGCTTCCTACTAAGACACTCAATATTGCTCTTGCTGGCACTGGTGTTGGCAAGTCACTTTTTATGTGCCATTGTGCCGCTGGAGCTATGTCGCAGGGTAGAAATGTACTCTATATCACTTTGGAAATGGCTGAAGAAAAGATTGCAGAAAGAATAGATGCAAACTTATTGAATGTGACCATTGATGACTTGGTGAATTTACCAAAAGATATGTATGATAAGAAGATTGCCAAACTGAGAGAGAAAGTTGTTGGTAAGTTAATCATCAAAGAATATCCAACCGCATCTGCTTCCGTCACACACTTTAGAACATTACTCAATGAACTCAATCTTAAAAAATCTTTTGTACCTGATATCATTTTCGTTGATTACCTCAATATCTGTTGTTCTTCTCGTATTAAACCTGGATCAAACATCAACTCTTATACCTATGTCAAGTCGATTGCCGAAGAATTGCGAGGTCTTGCCGTTGAATGCGGAGTACCAGTTGTTTCGGCTACACAAACAACTCGGTCGGGTTTTACCAGTTCCGATCCCGGACTTGAGGACACAAGTGAGTCTTTTGGTTTGCCAGCAACCGCTGACTTGATGTTTGCTTTGATTTCTTCCGAAGAACTAGAAGAACTTGGACAGATTATGGTAAAACAGTTGAAGAATCGTTATAATGATCCGACACTATATAAACGATTTACACTTGGTGTTGACCGTGCAAAGATGAGATTATATGATGTAGAACAATCCGGACAAGATGGCCTTGCTGATGCCGGTATTGTAGATAAACCAGTTAATACATTTGGTGACCGTGAACGAACAAAGAAGAAATCATTTGATGGATTTAAAGTATGATATTAACTAGAGAACAGGCATTATATTGCTCAAATACTTTCCATGATTATTTTAGTGACATGGGTAGTATTGAACAATACATGCGTGATGAGAAACTAAAATCTGTTGCTGAAATACCAGCATCTTTGTTTCCACCAGAAGATGATTTGTTTTCAGATTTCACTATGCATCCAAATGATATGGATATTGAGGTGTGTGAGATACCAAATGATACATGGGAAACATTAGTTGCCATTACTTCATCGCATGTCAACAAGGCGCCAGTTGGTAGAAATATACAATTAGCTGTGAAAGAGAAGAACACAGGAAAGATTCTAGGTTTCATTCGTCTTGGTTCACCAGTAATCTATATGAAACCAAGAAATGAATTGTTAAATCATGTTTGGATTCAAGATCCAGACACAGCCAAACGATTCAATCAATCTACTATTATGGGTTTTGTTATCGTACCAGCACAACCCTTTGGATTCAATTACCTTGGTGGTAAGTTGTTATCTGCCATCTGTACCTCACATACAGTCAGAGAAATGTGTAACAAGAAATATGGTATGGAACTTTGCTTGTTTGAGACTACCAGTTTATATGGTACAACAAAGGCAGTATCACAATATGATGGTATGAAACCATATATCCGATACAAAGGTCTTACTGAATCTGATATGGTACCAATGATGCATGGACCAAGATATCATAAACTAAAAGAGTATGTGGAAAGTTTTACTGGAGATTTATTGGCTGGTGATACATCAACCACTAGCAGAAAGCTTAGAACCTTTACCAAGATTATAGCTTTAACTAAAGCGGCTCTTAAAGGTAGTTCTGAAGGGGAGGCATTCCAGCTAACGATTGAGAACGCTAAGGGGTTGACAGAAAAGAAAAGATATTATACTTCAGACTATGGTTTTGGTAATATGGTAGATTTTATGAACTGTAAGACAGATAAATTATTGCCTGGTGAAAATTATCATAAACATGAATTGAATAATATTGTTGCTTGGTGGAAAAACAAGGCTATAAATAGATACGATACCCTTAAATCTGAGGGTAGATTACGTACCGAACTAGAAGTTTGGACTTCAGGAAAAGATATACAAATTATTAGATAACATGTCATTAACACCCCAACAAACTTTGGCCATAAAAAAAACTTTGATTGAGTTATATGGTAAAGAAAATATTCATTCAGATACCACAGGTAAAAAAATAATAATTTATGTAGAAATACCTAAAGGCAAAGAAGATAGGCCTTTTAGAATAAATATGTTGAAGGAAATTGATAAAGGATTTAAAAGTTTAGGTTCAAAATATACTCAGCCACCACAAGGTAAATCCGGTGCAGTAAAAATATCTGGTATAAGTATTGAAGTAAAAAAAGTAATTGATCCAGCAAATACTGCATCTTCAATTAAAAAATCAATTTTCAAACCAAAACACATTGTACCACAAATTGTGAACGATTGGTTGTCTCCGGAAGATATTGTAAAAAATGTACAAACATATATTAAAAAATTAGATTTAGAAACAAATCTTGAAAAAAATATTATAGATTTATTAAATTTAACACTTAAAAGTTCAGGCACTAGTATACCATTTAATGTTGATAAAGATTTGATTCCTCCTGAATTTTTTGAAATATTAACATCTGTTAAGTTAGGTGTGTTATTAAGGACAAATAATACAAAGATTAGATTTATTTTAGGTATACCTCCAAAAATGGATTTAAGTAAAAGTAAAATTAAAATATATCTTCCAGAATCAGCTAATTATCCTTTAGTTGATTACTATATTAGTATATCTTCAATGGATAAAAAAAGTGAAGATGATTCATTAAAAATAAGTGTTAAATCTAAAGTTGCTGGTACTTTGGTTAATACCGTTAAGTTTGATAGTGTTTTTGATACAATAAAAGAAGTTGATGATTGGTATAAAAGTTTAAATACTTCATCAAAAGCTAAAGAGAAAGGTCCAAAAATTATTGCTGAATCAGCTATGATGGGTTACGGATATTCAGGTAAAAATATGGCAGCTGTTCCTTTGTTATCAGTAAATAATTTGCTTAAAGAAGATATGAATAAAGTATCTTCAACTATACAAAAAAACTTTAAAAATATTAATGTTAGTACATTAAAAAAAGTTTTAAATGTTGTTGCTAGCAAATTAACAACTGCAAAATATAAAACACCTCTTACTGAATTTGTTGGAGTTTCTGGATTAACTCGAGCAGATATAGTTAATACATATTCAATGATAACTGACAATATAATTATGAAAGGTGGTAAAATTCCTGA